AGTCAGACAATTCAGCAATGTAAGCGCCTGTTTTCTGTCCTTTTTTAACAGTAACTTCAAATAAAATATTTGCGCCGTCGCCTTCTATTGCAAACTCCCTCGCATAGCCCTCATCTAAACTAAATGATGTAAACGACTTGTCCAAAGAAAGTTTTTGGCCAACTTTTAGATCCATATAACCTAAATCTTCGCCTAAAGCTGAAACAGAACCCGTCCCCCTATACGCTTTAAAAGTTTTTTCAGGCGCAAAATCTGACAAAGCTTTTTCAAGTATAGGGATTTTGTTTTCTGTTTTCCTGTCAAGCGCTTTATCAAGTCCAAAACGTTTAATATTGTTGAAGTCGTGATAATCGCTTGTAGTGTAAGAATAGATTGCGTGTTTTTCTTCCTCTGTAAGTCCATTATACCACTTTTGATATGATTTTTGTTTTTTGAAGAAGTCGTCTATTTCTTTTGGATTTTTAGCTTCAAAAATTTCATCATCTTCAAACGGCAATAATTTTTGTTTTTCTCCAGCGATTGCTTTTATTGAAGATGGTTTTTTACTAGTTTCTTCCGCTTGTTGAAGAATTATGCTATCGTCTTTTTCATTCCAAGAATTAAACTCATCTAGCGTGCTTCTTCCGTCTTTGTACTTCATTTCAATATGTCCATACGCTGAGCATCTACAATTAGGATGCATCGGAAACATATTCACGCCTTTTTCAACCTTGTCAATCGGTACTGCTGTGTTATCCAACGGCCCGCAAATGTCACAAGCGCCACTTTCAGCGACAAAAATCATATGTGTGAAGCCGTTATCTTTCAAGACAGCGTGGTCTGTGTCAGCGTTTATTCTTGCTATTTCGGTTTTTAATAACCGTTTAGCACTTGATTCGCTAGTGTTATACCGTTCAGCAAGTCGCTTCATCTCTTTCTGATAGCCGTTCATATCTGTATAGATACGGTTTAACGATGCGAAAACATCTTTTTGAAGTTGTGATTGAAGTCCATTTTTGCCCCAAACACGACTTGAAAAAGACTGTCCGTAAAAATCAGCGTTTAAAATCGCTTCTAAGCGCTTTGTTGCTCCTTTGGATGAAATACCCAAGATACCAGCTTGGCGCTTAAATTCGGCTAAATATTCGCTTCTGCGTGCCTTATCAAAGACTTCATCAAGGTTACTTGTCAAACTGTTAATTTCAAGGTCTAATTCTGCTTTTAATAATTCAAGCCTACTGACTTTCATTTTCAAGTTATAAACTCGTAACCATGAATTATTCTTATGACTAAAATCTTTCTCTTTAACGGCTTTTCTTGCTCGTTCTGCAAACTTCGTAACATCAAACTCTGAAGCACGCTTCATAGCTTCTTGCTTCGTTAAACCCTCACGGCCAGCATAGCCTAAATAAAACTTGTCTATCTGCGCTTGTAAGCGGTCGTAGCTTTCTTGGTATAGTTCTGTGATTAGCCTATCACGGTCTAAATCACGCTTAATCAGTTCAGCTTGTGCCTTGCGCTCTGCGTTATATAAACGGTTATCAGCTTTCTTGCTCATTCATGCCACCTACTAACTGCATGATCTCGTTATCGCTTGCGCCTTGTTCTTTCAAAATACGGCTCTGTTCGGTCTTGTAGTCCGTGAAGCTTGCATTGTTCATTAATGTTTCTTGTGATACTACCCCTCCAGCTTCGATATAAGCCTTAATTTCATTCCATACGTCTTGAGGAATGTTAGGGTGGAAAGTAAAGGTCAGCTTGTCAGCTTCAATCAACGGCTTATTGATAGCCTTGTGAATATTGCTGATTAGTTCGTATCTTCTGCGCAAAGCCTTAGTAAAGAACGTTTCCTTGTCTTTCCGGACTTGCTCAAGTCCAATCATCTTGTAAAGCAAAGCAATTCCGGAAGACGTAGCATTGAAGCGGTCATCATCAAGATTAGGAATACGACTGAAACGATGAATGTCATTCGCTAGACGGTTCTTATATGCTTCCGTGCCTTGCACGTCGTACTGTTTATAGATATATCCAGCATCTGCGCTTGTTTGTTGTCCGTTTGCACTAATTCCAGTCTGAAGCAGCATCATGTTAGCGTCTTTCATTTTAGCGAATTTTTCATCACTTATGTTAATAGCTTCCAAGTCGCCCTTGATAACAAGCATCGCATCGTTCAAGTCGCTCATGTAATTGGCTGTGTCGGACTGTCCAGCATCGTAAGCGTCAATCAATGGGATTTCACTTTCAAAATCACCCATACGATAACGATTATTCCACCACTCGACAACCGGAACATCCTCGTATTCATGCTTTGTGATTTTATCGACAATCAAACGTACTGCATTTGCTGAATAAGGCTTAAAAGTGATAACTTGGTCTTTAGTGTAAACCGTCATATTCACTTTATCCGCAAAAACCGGTAAGTGAACGGCGCAAATGATATTCTGTTCGACTGTTAGATCACGAACGACAAACATTTCAAGCGGACTAATAGAAACAACCCTATCTGCCCCATCTTTATCCCTGAAATGATATTCAAATGCACGGCCATAGATTGAAGCATCTAGTGCCAAGTCGCCATTCAAGGCGTTTATATCGTTGTTCCATTCGATTTCTTGAATTGTTTTAAGTTGCTCTTCATCTGCACCCTCAAGAATACCGACTGAAACAGGGTTACCGATAACATAGCTAGTTGCAAAGCTAGAAATATATCCGCCCCACTTATGACGCACTCGATAATCTGCTTTCTCTTTGTCCAGTCGTCTATGTCCGTTCAAAATGCTGTAATTATCGCCTTTTGCGTATGAAGATAGCACTTTCAAGCGTTTTTGCTGACTACTAAAGAAAGTGTCAATCATATCTCTAAATGCTTTCTTGCCGTTCGCAGTGTTTAACAATTCATCACTTGAAGCATATCTGAATTGCTCGTTTGCAATCGTTCCAAAGTATAGACTATCAAACCTCGTCTTTGTGATTGTGTCTATACCATGTTCAAATTCGTTTACTTTATCCACTCTTTACCTCCTGAACATCTTATTGATTTTACTGATAGCTTTGTCAACGTCCACGTCTTTTCTCGTTTGATAGATTCTATCTTGCAAAGCGTAGCGTATCGCATCTATGCAGTGGTTATAGCTATCTACTGGCTCGTTGATGTACTCGTTCGTTTTCTTGTCTTTCTTCCAAGTGTAGTTCTCAAGTTCTTCAATCAACTTTACGCACCTTTCATCTACTATCCAATCGTACTGTAACAAGTATTGGATACCTTGCATAACCGAGCCGGCTCCTTTCTGCACATCAATAACCCGAGGGATTCCAAGATTTCGCAATTCTTGGTTCGATTTCTTCTCAGCCGAGTCTGCTCTGATTTCCTCTTTGGCATACCCAAGGGCCTTGATACTTTCAGCGATCTTGTCATTCGTTAAACCTTTTCTTACAAATTCCTCAACGACATATAAACGCTTGTTTTCGTCGTCTATCCTTACATGAAGCAAGGCTGACGGGTCATTGATAAAGCCGTAGTCAAGGCCAAAATAAGCTGGAAGATGCTCCCACTCGCTTTTGTTAAGTAATCGCTTTTCATACTTAGGGAAAATCAGCTTGTCAAGTGTCGCAAACTCGCCCAAGGCATAGATTTTGTAATAGGCTTCATTCCTATTGGCTAGTTCCTCGATATTCTCGATAGTGACTTGATCTAAAAAGCGATTGTCTTTGTATGAAGTATGATAAACAACCGTATTTTTTGGCTTCTTCACAAAAAAAGCGTTATACGTCCAGTTTACTTTCGATACCGGGTTAAACATTAAGAATATCTGTTTATTCAAGTGCTTCTTATCCCGCAAACGCAAAGTCAACTGCGTGTAGTCGTCAAGCGTAAATTCTGACGCTTCTTCCATGACTACATCGGACACACCCTTGATTGACTTGATTTTTTCCGGATTGTCTAACCCTTTAAAAATAAACTGTGCGCCGTTTGGCAACTCAATGCGATATGCTGAATTATTGACCTTGCACTTATCTAGCAACTGCCATTCATCCAAGCATTGTTTCACGTCTTCAAAAATTGAATCATGAACCGTTGCGCCTACCTTACGCAAGAACAAAACCTTGCGAGGATGCTTCCAGTCTTGACAAGATTTGAAAACAACCTTTTGTATAACGCCATGGCTTTTCCCACTCGAAGCACCGCCATAGTGAACCTCTGTAAAGGTTGAATAGTCATATAGCTTATCAAAGATATGTTTATTAAAAACACGACTTGGATAGTCAATAATGATATTGATTTTAGGTTTATTCTTCGTTATCATCCCAATCACCAACCTTTATGTCGATTGTTTTTTGAGTGATTTCTTGCCTATCCACAAACAAGCCATAACGTTTTCCAAGGTCAACTGCGGCGCTCTTTCTTGTAGATACGTTCGGTTTAGCATCCATAACTTTTTGATAACCGTCACCGTCAAGCACTAATAAAGGCTCTGTGATTTCTCCACGCATGACTGCCGTTAAAAACTCAAGCACTTCTTGTTGGTCTGCAACACGTTCAGACTTTAGTTTTTCCAGTCGTTCGTCTATATAGGCTTTTATCATAGCATTTGATAGCAGTCTACTTCCGTTAACTTGTGCGACTTTATCTTTCTTAACGTTCGGATACGCCTTTTTATAAGCCTTAGTTGCGTTTAATTCGATGATGTACTCATCGGCAAAAATCTTTTGTTTTTCGGTCATCCCATTTTCCATCACCTCCACTTCTTAAAAATCAAAAAGCCACACTATTGTGTGACTTAATGTAAGACCTCTCATGAGAATAGTGGGAATCGCACCCACTGGCATCCATGCTGATGTCGACTAATCAGCTTATGCAAGGTCTAGAACCTTATCCCTCCTACGAAAGACCTATTATTCCCAAAAGTGAATAGACGGTGACTGATATGGAAAAGATAGAAATAAAACTAAAGGAGTCAAATCACCGTGAAACGTTATCTCGTACCGTCTATTCGATAATACCATAATATCACTTTAAAACTATCATTTACTATCATTACTATCAAACATTTTAGCAAGCTTGACTAATGACTTATCCCTTGCTCGTTGAATAGTCGCTGGACTGCAATTCAATCTTCTTTCTACTTGATTCCAGGATAGACCATCAATGTAGAGTAAGCGCATCACAATGTTTTCAATTGGTTCTTCCAAGTCTTCAATAGCTTTAATCAGTTCCTCTTGTTCTTTGTACAGTAGCTCGATTTCTTGATAAAGTTCTGCGATACGATCAATAGCCTTGATATTCATTTCTTCAGTTCTATTATCGTTGCTTGCTGACTTTGGCATACCGTCAAAACTTTGTCCTTTAACAATACCAGCTCTTAGGTTGATAATTTCATAGTGTAAGGATTGGATTTTAACATTTTTAAATCTTAACTTCTTGAGTTCTTCCTCAATAGTTTTTCCCAAACTTTCACCTCCATTCCAAAGTATGAGCAGATAATTTCTAATGAATACTCGGAAGGAAGTTTTCCTAACTCCCACCTTGCAATAGTATCTCTAGTATATCCTACCTCACGCCCTAATTCTTCTTGTGTCAGTCCGAATTCATTTCGCTTTTTCTTCAACATCTCAGCGAATGGATTGGTTTTCTTTTTCAAAAACAACTGTGGATTCAATTTCATTTCTTCACACATCGTCAACATCTTACCATCTGGAGGTTGTGCAACTCCTTTCTCCCAATAGCATACCGCTTCAGGAGATACTCCGAAATGGAACGCTGCTTCAGACTTATTAAAACCTTTTGCCAATCTCCATAGCTTGAATTGTTCAGCAAATGTTACTTTATTGTTCATTCTCCAACTCCAGCAAATTTTTATTTTCGTAGATGTTACCAATAACTTCAAAGTGATAATAAGCGAGAAATAGTGGATGCCATTCTGAAACCCTTTCTTGCAGTTCATCTACAAATCTGTAAATAAAACTTGCGTAAGAACCGTGCCATTTGACAACTGCTTTTCTGCCTTTGTAATCAACTATATCCTCCTCGAAAATCTCGATACCATTTAGGTCTTTGAGTCCTGTTGATTGAGTGAAGATAACATCTTCAAAATCAAAGCAGTCACTTTCACAAATTCCACCCCAGCACAAATCGATTTCTTTTGTGTAATATCGAATTGTCTCAATGTAGTCTGCAAAACATTTTTCTTCTTTTATCCATACTCTATACCTTGGTATCATCTGGCAAATCCTCCTCTTTGACAAAACTACCATCAATCCAACGACCTTTACGGTCTTTGATTTCCTGGTATGCTAGTTCAAAGCATTCATCGAAATCATATCCAAGATTCTTCAGATAACCAATGTAGCGTACTAGATTGTGCCTGCATAATTCCTTGCTAGCAAATCCTTGCGATAGCTGAAACTCACTGATATTTGCATTGATAGAGATGAAGCTTTCCATCACATCTTTTTTGCGAATGTTATCAGACTCTTTAAAAATCTGATTCACATCTTCTTTAATTAACAATGCCAGACCGACAATCACGACTGCACAATCTCCGATACTATCCTTGGTCACTTTCTCATTCTTCTTGAGGTAACCAGCGCATAGCTCGCCGAATTCTTCACTGAGCTTTAATGACTGCTTGTCTAACCGTCCACCGTTTTCTAAGTCACGATCAATAAACCATTGCTTTACGTTTTCTAGTGTGTTCATAATTCAATATCATCTCCTATCTACTGGAATTAAATTAGATAATTTTAAATTCGTGTAATCACCATCTATAGGTTTTACATACTGCCTGTCAAAGAATTGCATTTCCATCAAAAAACGCAAAGGTACATAGTTTGCTATTCCAGTCTTTGGACTAACAACATTTACAATCAATTCTTTTCGTCCATCACGTTTTAACTTTATACCTTTTTGAATTATCTTTATTAGTTGACCTGAACTAGTACGAATTTGTTTTAATCTACCATAGTCACTGATTTCATACATTTTCTCATGACAAAGCAGCGGAAACCATTTCTCGCCACGATACTTGTTAGTCTTTAATGGCGGGTTTTTTTTTTTTTTTTTTTTTTTTTTTTTTTCTCTTCTTTTTTTTTTTTTTTATATTGTTTTGATAAACAGTTACGGCAATAATCTATACTTGTTTCAAGTGGATAATGCCCGCATTTAGAGCATGACAACATCCTATGTTTATAAATTAGATTTCCATATTCATCCGTAACTGGTACTTCAGTCACTTTTGCCATTATAACTCCTTTGCTATCGCAACGATAACATTGACTGTCACGCTATTGCCCGCTTGTTTATAAAGTTGACTGTTAGAGTTGACCTCTTGCGCTTTGTCAAAAGCCCAGTCTGGAAAACCTTGTAATCTCCAACACTCCCGAGGTGTCAGCTTCCTAATTCTAAAATCAGGCTCTACCACCCCTTGACTTTCTCCAGTCAATAAAGTATTTGCTATCTGCTTACCAACTCTGCCTCTACGAGTTTTAGAGTTTGGATGAGATAGATTTACGCTATCGCCAATTTCTGCTTCGGCATATCCTTGTGATGTTGCTTCTTTCACTCTGATTTTAGGTTCAAGACCTCCACCCCCCATACAATTAAGACATGGAGAGATACCACTTATGTCATATACTCTCCCTCTATGAGGGTTACCGCCAAAACTTTCTGTGTCAATTAAATTTCCTACTTGCTTGACTTTATTTTCAACGACCACTCCATGCCTATCTTGAGCAGTCAACGTAAACATAGGCTCTCCGTCCGTTTTAAATCTACGCCCATTTTGCCGTTTTTCTGTTCTGTCTGGTGTCAGTACAGGTATAGCTACTTGTTTAGGCTCTTTGTAATCTCTAGCGCAAAGCGTACCGATCACCCCATTAGAGTCATAAACAACGCTCCCTGTTCCTTGACTTGTGCCATTCGGATTTTTAGTATTCCCTACTATTTCTATTTTTGACTGTTGATTATCAGATTTTGCATTTTCTCCGATGATAGGAAAAACCCTTCTGGTACGTCCTTCTCTAAGATGTCCGATAATGAACACTCGCTCCCGATTTTGAGGGACGGAGAAATTTTTGCTGTTAAGCACTTGCCATTCAGCGTCGTACCCCAATCCATCAAGCGCTCCGAGGATTGTTTTGAAGGTATTTCCTCTGTCGTGGTTAAGGAGTCCTTTAACGTTTTCAAGAAAAAGATACTTGGGTTTAAGAATATCGGCAAATCGTGCAATTTCAAAGAAGAGAGTTCCTCTAGTGTCTTCAAATCCTCTCCTTGATCCAGCAATGCTAAAAGATTGACACGGGAAGCCCCCGCAAATAACGTCAACGTGTCCAATATTTCTGATTTCTTCGTCTGTGACTGTTGTAATATCATGTAATTCTATTTCTCCTTCAGTGTTATGTATCGCTTTATAACTGGCTCTAGCGTATTTGTCTATTTCACAAAATCCAACGCATTCATGCCCA